ATTTAAGATTGTTGATTTGTTTGTAGACTGTTAACACACTAAACAGTACATCCTTGTTTTCAACAAAACTATTTTCTAAATCGGCTATTTTTTGCAGTCTATTTTGTGCTGCAGGACTGTCAGGGCCGCCTTTGAGTTTTGAAATCTCACCTTGCATTTTGCCTTGGAAGAATTGCTGGAAACCTTTAATGAATGTGTTGCTGTCTCCTACGCTGCGTTCCTTACGCACTAGATTATTAATGTATGGTTGCACAAACTTTTTGAAGTCTGATTGTTGTGTAACCGCATCAAACTTGTCCGTATCCGCACTAGCAAGTGTGTTGCTTATTTGTTTGATGCCACGTTGTATGATGCTGTTTTGTTTGTCACTGAGTGTGGCACTGCCAGTTACATCTTTGTAAAAAGCATCATCTACCCACACACTGCTGGTTTTGTTGTAGCCACTGACATCAACTCCAAAACTTGCACTGGCATCTGCAATAGTCTCGCCTTCATATGCTGTGTGAAACACAATGCCCATGTTTGCAGTACTGATACGTTTTGCTAGATCTGTGCCTGTGCGCACTGCATATGTAATGGTGTTTGGACGGAATGTCAAATACTCAAGACCATCAATTTTTTCTTCTTTGACACTGTCTTTGGTAAACATCATGTCACCTTGCACAATGCCTTTGATGCCAAGTTTGCTTAACTCATCCAAGCACAAGTGCAGTTTGTCCTTGACCGGACTCTCACCATACACAGTATCAATCTCTTCGTGTGTGCGTCCTAGTTTAGGTGTTTTGCCAAACACACTTTTTGTACCTACAAAAAATTTGCCTGATTCGGGATCTGTGCCACAAACTATAGCAGGCGCACCGTCCCATTTAACAGTGACTTGCTGGCTACGGTCCCCACCTTGAGCCAGCATGCCACGCACACCTTCGAGGTATGCCAGTGCTTCCATAGCACCTGTGTGACCATCATCCAACACAAGATCCTCGAGATGTGTCATATGCACATTTTTGCCTGCTTTGTTTTCTATCAGCATCCAAGATCTTGGGGTGGTAATTTCTGTTAATAACATTAAGAGTCCAACTTTTGTGTACCGCGTGTAAACTTTTTAGCATCACGTCCTCTGATGCTGTTGATTAAACGTCTTTCTAGGTCACCGGCAACTGCTTCATCATAGTGTTCATAAAACTCATCGATTAAATTAATAGCACTTTCAATGATTTGACTACCACGTGACTCAAACACATGCTGTCTATCACGTTCATGAATCATGCTGTTGAGTTCTGTTAAAATGCTGCGAGTTTGTCTTTTCATTATTGCCTAACACCCAATTTTATTTATTTATCGTTAAATACATTGTACTTGGAGGAGTAGGAAATGTCAATACAAGATAACCCCGGTGGCCATTTCGCCGAATTGGCCCGCATCGCATACATGACAGAAAAAGAAAGCAAGCCTATTGCAAAAAAGATGGGCTACACAAAAACAAAACTCATTGATCACAAGGGTGCAGAGTGTTTATTTTTAGAAAATGATGACACCATTGTGTTAGCATTTCGCGGCACAGAGCCAAAAGAGTTTCGTGATATCAAAGCAGACCTAAAAGCATGGAAGCGCAAAAGCCAAACTTGGGGTATGGTGCATGCTGGTTTTTATGATTACTTAAATCGTATTTGGGACAGTATTGAAAATCACATCAACTATGGCGATAGAGAAAAGAAAAGCCTTTATATATGTGGACACAGTCTAGGAGGCGCAATGGCAGCACTGGCAGCAAGTCGCTTGCAGGATCGTGTTGTTGCTTGTTACACCTACGGACAACCACGTGTGGGCGGTGGTGCGTGGGCCAGTAAATGCACATTTGAACATCACAGATATGTAAACAACAATGACATTGTGCCACGTGTGCCACTGTGGATCATGGGCTTTCGTCACAGAGGAGAACTGCACTACATCAACTATTATGGTAACATTCGCAAGATGACAACATGGCAGATTATCAAAGATGGGTGGCGTGGACGTCTTAGAGCATGGCAAAAACGTGAGTTTTTTGATGGTGCAAGAGATCACAGCATGGATTTATACTGTAAAAAGATCGCTAAGAATTAATAAGGACGATAAGCGTCTAGGTCAGGAATATAATCTTTAAGTTTTATATTCCTGGCTGAATCCATAATATCATTCCATCTAAAAAACTTTTCAACTTTATCATGTTCGGGTTTATATGACTCATAGTGTGCAAGTAGTCCGTTGATACCTGATGTACAATCTTTTCCATCACTGTAATACAGTTTGGTTTCTTGTGTACGGCGTAAACTTTCTATACATTCATCAACCATGGGACTTATAAATGCACTGTGCAGATCTACATAGTTGTATTGAAGATAAAGATGTTCCATTGGAAAGTTTTTACTTGCAAATTCAAATAACTCATGTGTGCGATGTATACCCCATATTGTAGGCACATGATTCCAAGTAAATTGATGCCCTAGAGATTTTATCTTTTCGCAATTTTCTATAAGTTTGTCCCAATTGCTATTCCATCTGATATAATCATTTACAACACCATACCCATCACAGCTGACACTAAAATGCAATTGAGTAAAATGTTTGGATAAATCCCAAAAAGTATCACTAAAAAAATGACCATTGGTGCCAATTGTGAGTCTGAAATCTGTGCTGCCAGCATCAATGCACTTGCGCATAAAGCTGTAGGTTTCTTTCATGATTGTTGGCTCGCCGCCGCACAAATAAACAGTGTGTTTATCAGTTAGTGTATTAACATCCACTGTGTCAATAAGTTTGCTAAATTTATAATTGTCATCCCACCATTGATCCGGACTGCCTTTTGCTAACTCAGGATGTTGATCAAATTCTTTTTTCAGTAGATGACTGAATTGAGGTTTACACATACGGCACATTAAATTACATTTATTACTGCTTCTTATTTCGTAATAATAAGGACTTTCGATCTTTTTCAAGTCATCAATTGATTTAATTCCTAATTCTGCAATAAAATCCAAACTGTCGTGAACTCTGTAACTGGTCATTCCTTTGTCTTCATATTCGTAACACACTCTGCAGTTTTCTGGCATGCGTTCACCGTCTAACATCTTTTGCCTTATTTCTTTGTATTCTGAATTGCTACCCCAGTCATCGATGCTCTGCACTGCAGACATTTTCTTACTAGATCTTGCACACAAATTTACTGTTCCGCCTTGATCGCTGCATTGGATCCATGGGTATATACAAAAACTTTTATTTGTTTTAAAATATTGAATCCAGTCATTGTATGTTGCAATATTGCGATTGTCTTTGTACTTTACATTTATTGCCCAATAGTTACTGTTGCGTTCAAGTTCTTGGAACAATTTAAACGTAGATAGCAGTATTTTTTGACTGGTCCACTCTTTCATTGGCTGGTCTAGTAGTATTACTTCATCAAAGGTTTTTGCTATCTCAATTAGATATCCGCTGCTTGCATCTGCAATGCTACTGTGGTAGTAACCAAATTTGGTCGCAGCATCACCGTCTTGTAACAAGCCATGGTTTCTACTAAGGTCTTTGTGTGCAAGTTTTTGTGTTTGATTGTCAGTGTCTTCGGTGTTGTTACCTATGACTAGAACTTTTTTATTCACTTTTTAACCCCGCTAACATATCTTTGAGTTTGCTACTCTGCACACTGGCTGTGATTTTGCCCACATCTTCATCCTGTGCTTCAACCACACCAGAACCTTCTTTTGATTTGATCTGTTCATAGATACTGCTTGACTGTTTCTTAAACTGTTGATACTCTTCATCCTCACCCAAGTCTCGGATGCGTAAACTTTCAATATCAAACTCCAAGTCAATCTTTTGACCAACGCCGCTACTGCTTCTAGTTTTCATCAACTGTATCTGATAGCGTCCACGTTCACGCATTGCACGGCTTGTAAAGATTCCAAACACATTGTCTGCTGTGTTGATCTTACTGATACCACCAGATATCATGCTGTGATCAAATTCAATTTCTTCAACAGCACTACGATTCAACTGACTTGCTGTTACAAACACACAGTTCAGTTCTTTGGCCAAGTTGCGCAGTTCTTCACTCACATACTTGTCTTTAACAAACAAATCATTTGGACTTACCTTTGCACTCACAGGCATGATCAAATCCAAGTAGTCTATCAGTAAGAAATCAATGTTCCATCCATTTTTAATCTGCAGTTCTTTTAAGTATGCTCGGATGTCATTAACATTGCTCTGCGCTGGCATGTATTTGATCTGCAAGTTGCCTGCTTTCTTGCCCACCATCTTAATTTTCATTTCAACAGTGTCTAAGTCTTTGAATACTTCCTTTGTGCTCACATTTGTCATCATGCTATCAATGCGCATTGCACTTAGTCCTTCTGACAGTTCTAGTGTGAGATACACACCATTGAGCCCTGCTGTGACCCAATTGACTGCCAGGTTCTGCATAAACAAACTCTTACCTGACCCTGATCCACCTGCAAAAATATTGAGTTCACCTTTGTTCATGCCACCAAACAGTTTACGATCCATAGCGGGCCAGCCTGTGCTGATCTGGCCGTTGTTGTCTTTGAGAGCCATAAGTCTGCCTCTTGGATCTTCAAAGTAATCTGTGCCCATGTCTTTTGTGAGACTGATTTGCACAGCATCCTTGATTATCTTTTCAACTGGAGTGTATTCGCCTTTTTCAAGTAAGTCTGCACTTTT